TTTACCATAGGGGTAACTATAAAAAAATATGGAAAGACCGTAATTTAAGAAAGATATCATGGAAAGAACTAGAGGATATATCTAAAGATAAGCAAAAACGTGTTCTTTGCGGTATAGAAAATGGCATATTTGGTGCTGGAAATTATAGGCATTTAAAAGCATTTGAGAAATTTGCAGGGGTAGATTTCAAAAAAATGTATGGTTTGACAAACGCTGATAATGAGAGTACAATAGTAGTAAGAGAGAAGGTATAAATGGAAATCGCTCTTGTTATTTCTAGTGTCTTAACACTATCATTTTTAATAGCATACCTATCAGTTTCATCAAAGTTGAATACTGTTAATAAAGGTTTTGCTCAGTTGTTTATTACCTATAATACTTTAAGGGAGACTTTAGAATCTACCCCAACAAAAACAGAAGATGATATTCATAAGGAAAACTTCATTAAGTTTTTATCGGACTCTCGTGACTGGGCATTTGAATACATTGAAGAAGTCCAAAGTGGTTTAAATAAGTTTATCAAAGAAGTAGAGCCGCAAATAGAACATTACAATAATTATGGAATTGTAGTTGAAGGAATGGTTCCACCACATGATTTTGCACTAAAGAAAATATCTAAAGAATTTGAAGAATTAAAAAAATTATTGCCAGAGGAATCCAGTGATAGACGCTAGAGGAATTCCCACATGCAATTGTCCTAATTGTGGTGGGAATCTTTTTCGTGCTTTAGTATCTTTTGATCCTGAAACATATACTGTTGGCATGTATCATTTGGATATTCAGTGTCATGAGTGTGGTGCTTTGGCTACCGCACCAACTCCATTAGACAATCCTGAATCTGATCCAGATGCTAAAAATAAGGGGGAAAAGTTTTGAAAGAAATATTGTTATCAACATTAACAGGTTTTGGATGTGGCGTAGTATTCGCAGCATTCAAATTGCCAGTTCCAGCACCGCCAGTATTTGCAGGGGTGGCAGGAATAATCGGTCTATGGGCTGGCTATGCTATACTAATTAAAGTTCTATCCTAGGAGGAAAAAATGGAACTCAAAAAAGAACACAAGGCGATGCTTGCATCATATGTACGTTCAATCGTAGGTGCTACAGCAGCCCTTTACGTTGCTGGAGTCACAGATCCTAAAGATCTTTGGGCAGCACTAGTGGGAGCAATTATCCCAGTAGCAGCACGTGCAATTAATCCTAACGATCCAGCATTTGGTCGTATGCCAGCAGCAAGCGCTGTTGAAAAGGCTCTAAAGTCTGCAAAGGCTAAGAAGAAGGCTGACAAGTAATTTAGTTAGTCATAAAGAGACGGGTCTAGAAATAGGCCCGTCTTTTATTTTGTCAATACATCAATATACTTATTATATAAATTATCTACAGAATAATTAGTATGTGCAATTTCAAATGCTTTTAATTTTAAATCTATTTTGTTTTTGTTGTTTATATAATCATCAACAACTTTTGCTAATTCTTTTGGATCTACTTCATAAACATCAATCTTTGTTCTAGCCATAAACTCACTATTTTTTGTTGCACTAGCAAGCCATTCTTTTGGCAATACCTTATTATTTGGAGATATGTCTGTCATGAATACTGGAAGTCCACTCATTAGTGCTTCATTCATTGGTAGGCAAAGACCAGCATATCTTCGTGGCAAAATCATTCCATCAAACTCAGAATACATATCTTGTCTATTTTCAATATTGTCAAACTCAATAGACAATCTTGGATCTTTTGTATTAAGATCTAGTTTAGACTGAGTTCTAATTACCATCTTATAATCTGCTGTGGAATGCTCTAGCATTTCTATAATAGATCTAGTTCCATTTCTATCTAAATGGGCAGCCTTACCACCAATATGTAACATTTTGTTATAATCTTTATTAACATTTTTTGATCGTACCTCAGCAAACAGGTCAGGGTTGGTAGGCGGGGGTAGGTATAAGACCTTAGCCTTATCCCCAAAAGCCTCTGCAATAGCCTCTAAAGCCCAATAACTAGGAGATAAAAGAACGTCTGGCAGGTCTAATTCAGGTCTTTGTAGGTTATCTAGGAATTCATAATTATATTGAAGGACTGTCTTTACACCCCTTCTTCTGGCTATAGAAATAAAATCTTTGTTATAAAATGTCTCACAAGATAATACAACATCAAGACCTTTTACAAAACTTTCTATTTCTTGTGATCTAGGAAATCCACGAACATGATGACAGTCATAGCCCCTATACCAATTTGGATACTGTTTATTTTTACTAAATGATTGTGAGTTTATTACCATTACCCGCTCAGGTTTGAGCATGTCAACAAGTTCTTTGGTTTGATTTCCAAGACCCGTGTTATCGCATCTGGCAATAATACCAAGTTTTAAAGACACTACATTAATCTTTCTGTCCAAGTTTTAGGAGTCTTTTCAGTAACAAACTCTATTGGTAAATGATAATCAAAATCTCTTGGACCCATAAACTTAATCCAGTCTACTAATTCTTTTAAGCCATCTTCTAGTTTTGTTGTTGTTTTATACTCAAGTATTTCTCTTGCAAGATTTGCAGAACAGTTAGCGTGTTTTACTTCTTGTGGTCTTCCAGGCATGTAGATTGGATCTAAATCAAAATTAAGTATATTTGCAATTTTTTCTGCCAACTCATTAATCGTTACAAACTCTTCGTCAGGGCCAATATTAACTACCTTGCCGTTGGCTGTATCTGTTTCACATGCAATCATTAATGGGTTAATTACATCCTGCATAAAAGAAAAACATCTCATCTGAGAGCCATCACCATAAATGATTGGCTGTTTGCCCTGTAACATTCTATTGATCATAATGCTTGCAACATTTCTAAATGGATCGTCAAACTTTTGTCTAGGACCAATTATATTATGTGGCACTAATATCACATAGTCCATTCCATGTGTTTCACAAATATTTTTAATCAATAGTTCTGTTGCATACTTTGCAATACCATATGGATCTTGTGGCTTAGGCGTCATATCTTCTGTAAATGGAACTGTATCCTGTGTTCCATAACGTGCCATAGATGACATATGGACAAACTTCTTTACTCCTGCTTTAATGGATGCGCTAAGTGCGACGGTAGATATATGAGATGTATTTCTAGTAACGAGTGCTGGACTAAATACAGATAAACCCTCGTATGCTGTACAGGCTGTATGAACAACTAAATCAACACCAAGGAAAAAGTTCTTTACTTTATCAAAATCTCCCAGATCAACTTCATAAAACTCTACCATCTCTGGGACATTAGTTCTGTATCCGCCAACTAAATTATCAATGCCAACAACATGATACCCACGCTTTAAAAATTCATCAGCCAAATGGCTACCCATAAAGCCAGCAACTCCAGTAATCAAAACTGTTTTATTCATTTGTCTAGTTTATACCTTTTCTTTAATACTGGAATGCTTGTCTCTTCCCAATAACTTAATGGTTTTGTTGGATCATTAAATGGATATTTATATTCTCCCCAGCCATCTCTTGTTCTTGTTCCGCCCCATTTTTGTTTAAAATAATCATGGACTCCATCAATATTGACACGTAGTCCATCTACTGTTGCTCCGCCATCTTGTTGACAGATGGCATCAATTTTTGCAGACTCCGCACTTATTCTCATAACATAACTGATTGGAGCATTGGGGTAAACAAATTGTTTTCTCCAAGACACTATCAAGTCTGATTCTGGAGCATTGATAGCCTGCTCTTCAAGCACTCTGCATCTATGATCCCAGTCGCAGTCTTCAAAATATCCTGGATAAAAGTTTTCATCAAAATATCCTATTTGATTAACAAGTTTTTTATTGATACCTATGCAGTGCCACGCATGATTGGTGCGAAACATTACACCTTTAAAATCAGTTAGCATGTCTATTATGTGTGAAAATGGTTGGTTAAAAAGCATTGATGAAGATACAATAAATGTCCAGTCATGTCCTTCTTTTAAGCCAAGATTCCAAGATCTAGGTATACCTATATTTTCTTTTTGATAAGAAACCTTGAATCCATATTTTTCTTCAAAGACTTTACATTCTTGTTTACCACTATTATCTATAAGTAAAACATTCTTATCTCTAATAGATTCCATACATTTAAATACCCGCTCAGTAGGCCTGTAGACTGGAATACAGATCAGATAATCAATATCTATAGGCATAGATATATCCACCTCTTTCTGGACTACCCAAAATTTCTATACCAAATTGCTTGGCTAATTTCTCTACCATCCTACCAAATTTACCATCAAATGATTTATCAAATTCAAGCGTCAAGTATTTAATTTTTGCTAGTATTTCTGGTGGGGTATTTATAATAAGATCAAACTCCGCACCTTCAATATCTATCTTCATAACATCAACCTCTCTTATGCCATAAATATTGAAAAAGTTTTCCAAAGTTATTGCTTGAACAGTGGTTTGTTGAACATCACTTGAATAAACTATGCTGCTATTGCCACCTTTATTACTAATAACAACATCTTTGTTTTCATACCATATAGCATTATTAACAACTGTAATTCGTTGAATTGGATTACTTGCAAGATTAGCATGTAAGAGTTGAAGATTGTTTGGCTCTGGCTCAACTGCAAACACAGTAATCTTTTCGTGATCTCTTAACTCTTTATTAAAACTATCTACATAAATACTAACTGATCCAATGTTTGCACCAATATCAACAAATACTCTGCTTGAATCAAAATGTTGTTTTTGAATTCTATAAACATTTTCCATCCATGTTTCATTAATTACTTTATAATCTAGGTCGTGGCTATCGCTAGGATCTTCTTCATGGCTTCGTAATGTAAAGTTATACTTTCCTCTACTACTATTAACTATCATATCTTTAACTCTTTCAATATTTCCTGCCACCTATTTTTATATGTATACTTTTCTTTTACTAACTCATGTCCAGCAAGTCTTATTGCTTCTCTTTCTTCGTCGTGTTCCAAGTAATAATCAATCAATTTTTTCAATTGTTTAAAATTACCATACTCATAAAAGACTAAATGCTTTTTGTCTTCAAACTCTCTTTCCATACCAGAAATGTATGGGTGAATAATAAAGCCTCCACGACCCATTGTTTCGTAAACACGATCAGACCAATAATCTGGGTACTTAAAGCCAATGCACAGAGTATCCCCAACAACTATTTTAGTTGATGCGTATAGTTTATTTAATTCATCGCCACGAATAGACTTTATGCCACCGTTACCATAGTGTGCAAAACTTCTACGATAAGTTCTTTCTAGCCATGCGATTAGTTCTGGACGATACTGCCATTCTTCGTGATACTTTTTACTTCCAACAAATATTACATCATGTTTAAATTTTTGTGGGGTATAGTAACATTCTTGATCAAATACTCCAGCAGGTAAGTAATGTCCTTTAACCTTAGTATTATTATTAAACCAATCAGCCATCTGGCTATCAACTGTAAAGAAATGGCCTATCTCTTTATACACTGGAAATCTATTTAAATCTTTCTGCCTCTGTAGTCCAAACCATAGATCTAAATGATATGTCATTGTTGGAATTTTATAATCTGCTAATTTTCTTAAAACATATTCCATGTCCATGCTTCCACGTGTTTTCCAACCATGAGTATGAACCCAAATAAATAAATCTGATTTAACTGCAATCCTTAATATTTCTTCTGATGTTGCTTCTGTTTCCTGTAACCTATGAACCTTATGACCTAAAGACTCTAGAGTTTTTGCATGATGACTTTCGCTCGTGAAGTCAACACGAAAGTTTCCTAGAAAAACAATTTTAGCCAAGATTACCCCTTTTAAATAATTATACCATTAGTAGAGCAGGTAGGACTTGAACCTACGATAACCGAATTATGAGTTCGGGGCCTTGACCAACTTGGCTACTGCTCCCAGTATGGTTTCCCATCTTTGTCATAGTCTGATCCAATTCTTTTTAAAAATTCTTGCATTTTTGGATCATCCATCATTTTCTCAACTGCCTCTGAAACATCTTTTCTGATATTCGGCAGGGTATATTTAAGATCATTCGTAATCTTATATAATAACAATCTTAGTCTTTCACAATCTTCATGTCTATACCAAGTATAACAATACAGCCTATCATCTGATGCTATTATATTGGGACAAGATGCATACTCTTCTTCAATAAGATTTATAATATCTTTAGAATTCATTTCTTTTCTATTAACTTTCTTACTAAATCTATTCTAGAATATGCGTCTCCACCACCATCAAGAATTTCTAAAACTTCTTTTAAAGCCTGAGTTCTAGCCTTTTTACACCCATTACATGGGCAAATCCAACTATTGCTTGTCTGGCTGCTGTTTAGGTTGTTCAGTTGCACCTGGTCTAGGCTTTCTATTAATTAAGTTATCTTGAATGCCTTTCCAATATACATAATAGTAATTAAAATCAAATGAAAATGTTTTCATATGTTGTACAAGTGCACCAGTATGAGCATACATTTGAATACCTGCTTTCTTTAGGTATCTACAAAATGCAACATCTTCACTTACAAACTGTGCGCCAGGATTTTGTTTCTCTCCAAATACAGAATATCCTTCTGACTTTTCACGCACCTTTGGAATAACAGATTTATGCATAAGAATTAATCCAAACCCAGAAATGTCTACAGGTATTAACTGGTTCTGTGGCAGTGGATGAATTGGTTGAGTTTTAAACTCGTCTCCAGTTTCTAGATAGAGCGCTGGAATTGGTTCCATCAAAGTCTGTTCATTTTCATTACTGACAAAATATGTACCACTTACAACTGGCTTACTGATCTTATCTGCAGAATCCCAAATTGTTTTTATAACTTGCGGGGTAATAATAATATCTGAATCAACCCACAACAACCAATCGGTTCCCATTTTATCCCAAGCATCAAACAATGCCTGTCGTTGTCTTGCAATTTGATTTCCATTTACACGAAGATGGTTAACAATATTAATTCCCATCTTTGGTCCTTCTGTCAATACCGCCATAACTGCGGTAGCAAATCTTCCTTCTACCATTCCATTATCACACCAACCAATGCTAACTGTTTCAGTATTGGAATGATTTGATAGTGGTTTATCAGAAATTTTCTTTTGTTTTGGTTTAGCCTTAGCCATTATTATGCTCCCTTAAATGACGAGATAGTGTGGCATGAGCAAAAATTCCCCAACGCACTTCAATCTCTTTATTACATGTGTCACA